GCTAGACATCCACGAGGAGTGAACGGTATGTCTTTCAATCAAATAGTCATAGGATCTGAGACTTTTAACAGTGCTGGTCCGGGCAAGTACATAAACAGTACTTGTACGTTTGGCGGTCCTGTGGATTATATCCGCATTTCCCCTGGCAGTCGTAATACCAAAACTGGCATTACCACGGCTTCGGTTCTCCGCTATAAAGAAACCGATGTAACAGTCGGTTCTCTGACCCAGCGTCACTCTGTTTCCGTACAGACAATCATTCAGATGTCTGATCGCGGAACCGTCAGTGATGCTGATGCTGTCTTTGCTTCCACGTCAACTTTCATTGACGCTACCACATTGACTCGGATCCTTAACGGCGAAAACTAACATGCGTCCCGCTCTCTTAACTGTAAGGAGCGGAGTATGCAGTTCTACCCGCGCGGCTTTTGCCGCATAACTATTCGTGAAGCCTTTAAAAAGCTCATGGATGACCTTGATGTTGATCAAGCGTCAAAGAGTTACGCCTTAAGGAGACTTTCTTACGAAGGTCTTTCTTTCTTGACGAAGACTCTTCCTCTCTACTCTAAATTTGTCTTGGCTTCCTTGGAAAGGGGTTCTCTCCTTCCTCGGTCGTCAATGTCAAATTTCAGTTGGAAAGGGGCTCTCCCCGTATTTCTACGGAGTTTACTCCAACGCATTTTTTCACTCACCAATGGCCGTTTGCTACCGAGTGTTTGTACGGTAGCTATCTGGCAAATCAGACAGATTTGTGACTATTTTTACAAACTAGCCACAGACTTCTCTGATTCTGAGTTGAGGGATGCAGAAAGGCGATACCTTGAGACTGAAAAGTCTCTTCGTGAACGCCAATACGATGAGAAATGGGTAACCGACTTAAGGAAAAACCTTCGTTATTACCCTTCGTTCACCAACACAGCTTTACATGCCATATTGGAAGAACATCGCCCTCGCTACGGTCCTGGCACTTTCTGTGCTACTGGCCATGACGTATATACCACCTACTCGGTGTATAAACGTTTACCCGGTAGAACCATCGGTACCTGCCGACGCGATCAAACACCTTTCCTTGGTTACTTCAAAGCCTACCCTTCATCGTCCGAGAGCTTAAGCACTCACGGTAACGAAGGGAAATGCTCTGAAGTCCTCTTTGTCCCTAAGGACTCTCGCTCTCCACGAACGATTTCTCGGGAACCTTTGCATTTGTTAAGGATGCAAATGTCGTTCTTTGATTTCGCTTCGAGTGCGCTTGAGAGGGATACCTGCCACCGGATTAATTTCCGGGATCAAAGTATTAACCAAAACCTTGCCAGAGAGGGTTCGAAGACCAGAGGTTGGGCAACTCTCGACCTGAAAGACGGCAGTGACAATGTCTCTGTTGATCTCATCAGGAAGCTTTTCGAGTTTTGCCCTGCACTATCCTATTTTATTAGGAGAGTGCGGTCTACCCATACTTACCTTCCTTCTGGGGGAGTAATCCCCCTCCGGAAAGTAGCCGGCATGGGTTCGGGATTAACTTTCCCGATAATGGCTTTCCTCATCCACATTTCTGTTTGCACACTAGTTCAGCGTCGCTTTCGATTAAACTACAGAGATGTAGCTTCGAAGGTGTACGTCTACGGGGACGATCTTATCGTTCCCACCGGCTGGTACACGACGGCTGTTGAAGCGCTTAAGCGCTCTGGGCTACTAGTGAACAGTGCTAAGTCCTTTATTCATTCTCGCTTTCGCGAGTCATGTGGTGGGGACTTTTACGATGGGCAATCCGTTACTCCGGTGCGTTTAAAACTCACTGGGGCAAGGCTACCTCGTGTTGGGATATGCGGAGACGTTTTATCCCTACGCTCGGAAGAATCTCTTTTGCAGCTCGAAAGACACTGCAGAGAGCTTGTGCTTTCAGGCCTTGTAGCCCTAAGCAATTACTACTACAGTTGCCTTGAAAGGCGCCTTGGTAGTCTTCCGTTGGTCTCAGGGGTTTCTCCCATTCTCGGGAGATATACACTTTCGACGTGCGAAATTGGAGACGATGCCTTCAAAGCATACGTGCCAATCCCTGTTATCGAAAAATCAACAGAAATTTGCGAGTGGAAATACCTGGGTGGATACTTGATTCCAACCAGGGTCCCTGAAGAGGGCCATCTGCAGAACTTCGGTGAAGTAGCCATTCCTCGAAGAATTAAACTCAAGAAAAGGCTAGTGTACGGGCACACCGCAAGGGGTGTCGAGCAATCCTAATTGCTCTATCTGGGGGTACGTATACGAAGGATTATTTAAAGCAGGTGCTTAAAC